TTACAAGTCTTTCTATAAGTCTTTCTAGCCTTTCTCATAATCTACAATAAAAATAGACTATAATCTAACTCCACCCATATCTTTTTCATGCCCTAATTCTTTAATCGCGGGCTGTTGAGTCGGAGTAAAACAATTCTTTTCTCGATGCGTATTATATTTTTCTTTATCTACATCACGCGACGGAATGAAGAAATCAAACGGAGTTTCAAATGTTTCCTGCGGATTATGGAACAAAGTATCCCATCTATTCCAGCCCGTAGCCCTTAATGTACAAGGGGGGTCAACCAATCGGGCAAAAGTTAAAGGTACGTTTTCATCGGCCGCATTATCAAGTCGGATGTTATTCATTTGGTTTGTATCGGGATTGTATTGTCCACATCTAACTTTTGTTCCAAGACGATTGATGCCTTTTAAATCAGATTCTACATCGGTTTTCCATTGACCTGTAACCCATGAGTTTCCACTCTTTTGGATGCGTGTGGTCGCATTTACTGGAAATGTTGTCGGACAGTTTATAGCAGGTTGATTTAAATAATATCGTGATGCGTAGGATGTAATTCGCATATCATCGACTTGATGAAAAAGGTCATTTCTCGAGCGTGTTAGATTTTGTTGAACTTGACAGGTCATTTTCTTTTTAGTATATTTATTTTATATCATATTGGATTAACATGTGATAATAATTCTACCATTTTTATATCATTATTTAATTTAGCAATAATTAATGGAGTTTCACCGTCTTCATCTTCTACATTTGGATCCGCATGATGGTCTAATAATAACTTTACATTATCTATTTTACGTGAGTAAACCGCATATATAATAGGAGTCGCACCATTGTCATCTTTTATATTTGGATCTGCGCCTTTTTCTAATAATAATCGTAACATTTCATTATTTAAAGCAGCAATGGATAATAGAGTTCTGCCTTCATCTTCTACATTTGGATCCGCACCATTTTCCAATAATAATTTTACAATTTTTGGTTTATTATGTTTAACAGCAGTAATTATATTATAATTTAGTTCTTTTAATTCATTTAATTTAGTTGACCTATTAGATTTTAATATTTTTTTTGCTGTTCTATTGATAATATTACGTCTATATTTTTTTAGTACTGTATTAGGACTATTATATTTACTAATATTTATATCAGGATTAAATTCTAAACCTATTGAATTACTGCGTCTTTTTTCTAGTTTTATAATATCAGCATCAGGACAATTAGATCTACATAGTATATTATAATATGTGCCTGGAAAATGACGAAATAATTCGGCTTGAGATATAGTAAAATGATTATTAATAATTTTTTCAAAATTCTCTATATCTCTAATAGGTTTATTATTTTCATAAACGGTAGTAACATCAAGAATAGAGGGGAAAAATGAATATTTATATGTATAATTAATTAAATCAATAAAAAACGTATTGTTCATTTTTGAGAGATATCGTTGATATAATGTATTGATATTCATGTTTGAATAAAATTCATTAAAGTCATCTTCATCATCAAATAGTAATGAATATACGCTTCTATAATGAAAATCACTTGTATCTTTAGGTGTATATTCTATAATTCCTGAATATGAAATATAATTGTATATTTTTAATAGATATATAATCATTTCCTTATTTTTGGAATCATTAATATATATAGAAATACGATTAAAACATTTATTTAATGGAAAAAATGATAGCAACCTATATTCTGTATTTGAATACATATTATTCTTTTTATTCTTATTTTTGTGATAGGTATGAGGTTTTAAGGGTGATATACCATTTTTAGAAAGAGCCTCATTAATTTCTTCATAAGTTGAAAAATTATTATGTTTTATAAAATTTTCTTGTAAATATAAATCTGATTTATCTGTCCTTGTATCCCTTCCACATTCAACACGAGTACAATATATAGAACCTTTAGGAACACTAAATTGTATTCCTGTATCGCATCCATGACCTAGAATTAAAAATATTTTACTATTTGGCGTATTTTTTAGATATTTCACTCCAGGAGTATTTTTTATTTTTCTGCTTCTGCTTCTGCTTCTGCTTCTGCTTCTGCTTCTACTCCTCGTCGCCATCTATTTTTATAATAATATTAATAGATGAAAGGCTTTTTAGAAGTACCTAACAATCATGTAATATATTACGAAATTCACGGTAAAGGTCGACCTGCTGTCGTGTTACATGGGGGTCCGGGTGGAGGAATGCAGAAATCGGCATTAGAGATATATGATTTGACTAAATGGTGTGTGGTCATGTTTGATCAGCGTGGATGCGGTAAATCAATTGGTTCTTTACAACATAACACTACGTGGGATTTGGTAGAAGATATTGAACGATTACGTGAAATGTGTGGGTTTGAAAAATGGTTTGTTAGTGGCGGTTCATGGGGAACAACCCTCGCTCTAGTGTATGCTGAAAAATATCCATCACGTGTCACAGGATTACTGTTAAGAGGCGTCTGTTTATGTGATGAATCTTCGTTTAAATGGCAGTATGAGGAAGGAGGTGCGTCAAGAATATTTCCTGAAACGTGGGAGAAATTCATTGCGGTTTTACCGCCATCCTTAAAAAAAGCAGGTTGGTTTCAAATAGCGAAATATTTCCAGAAAAAATTACAATCACCTGAGAAGCGAAAATTCGCAAAAGCCTGGTGGGAATGGGAATTGTCTACATCGTATATGACGCAACACAAAAATGATACGACACTGAGACAAGAATTGGATATAGCAAGACTAGAAAATCACTATTTTGTAAATAAGTGTTGGTTAAAAGAAGGACAAATCCTTAAAAATCTCTATAAAATAAAACACATTCCAATTACGATTGTACATGGAAGATATGATATGGTTTGTCCAATTAATCAGGCGTATGCGATTAAACAAAAATTACCTCATACGAAATTGATTATTGTACCGAATGAAGGACATTCTTCGACACAACCTAGAATTAAAATGGAAATGAAGAAGGCAACATCTAATAAGACGAGAAAACGTTAGTCATAAGCATCGCTTTCAAATTGTCTTTGTTCGTCCCATGATAAACCATCTGGCTCAATACCCATTAATGCTTTTTTCTTATCTTTTTCTATTTTAATCAATAAATTTTTAATATCTTGGATGTGATTATGAATATATAGATGATTTGGATTTTGTAATAATTTGATAAGTTGTTTTATTGGTTTAGACATTTTATATTTTGTATTTTAAAAAAATAGGTTTCAAATTTTAATATTTTTCAGGTCGGACACACACTTCATTTACCATCGGTTCAGGTCCTACAATAGCAGGATAGGCCCACATCTGATAAGTCGGTAAATGCGCTTTTTCAACATTAATTTTAACAGATCCTTTCGTATTATCCCTGACAATCTCATTATCTTGTGGAGGTTGATATTGTCTCCAAGGTGCGAACGTATTTGGAATATTGATTCCTTTTAGATCGGATTCTAAATCTACCATATTTCCTTTTATCAGGCTTACTTCATTTCCACCAAATATTCCTAAAATATGGCGTTGTGGTACAGGATTGATGGTTTGTGACGTTAAATAATCATAATGTTGAGGATCCTCTTTTTTTTCCCAATGAGTTGCTAATAGCGGTCCGTAGGCATCTTCTACATTACTTAAGTATATAGCCATTTTCTACTGATAATATAATCCAAAAAAATTTGATTTAAATTAAAAAAATTAAAAAAAACAAATTAAAAAAAATGATTATTTCTCTCGACGGTAATATTGGGGCAGGTAAATCCACGTTATTGGAAGAAATTGGTAAAAGACTTCCTATTCATGTCGTAAATGAACCTGTGGCGCAATGGACATCTTTACAATACGAAGGTAAGAATCTTTTGGAACTTTTCTATCAAGATAAAAAGAGATGGGCATATACATTTCAAAACTGTGCCATTCTATCACGACTAAAAAATATAAAAGATGCGGTAGATGCGGGTCATAAAACTATTATAACAGAGAGATCCATATTGACGGATAAATATGTATTCGCAGACATGCTTCAAAGTACAGGAGACATGAATTCATTGGAATGGCAATTATATGAAAGTTGGTTTCAAATCTTTGGTAAAGAATATCCTGTAAATGGAATTATATATATCTCGACAAGTTCTGCCACATCTAAAGACCGTATTATAAACAGAAATCGTAGCGGAGAAGAAAATATAGATATGGAATATTTAAACGCCCTAGATATTCAGCATAAAAAATGGATTGAAAATACAAGTATACCCGTTTTAACTCTTTCAACTGAAATTGGTGTTTCACTTGAAGAGAATATTGAAAAAATTAGATTATTTATTGAAAAACTATAACCCTTGATTCTGTACATTAACCCAGTTGGATTCTGGTTTTTTTGTTTCCTTCGCTTCCTTCGCTTGCCTTTTCAGTTCTTCTCGCTCCAGTTTTTTTCTAGCCGCCTCTTCCTTTCTCAGTTCTGCTTGTTCTTGCTTTCTTCGTAAAGTATCATTCCTTTTAGCCTGTCTAACAATTTCTTGTTCTCTTTGTTTTCTTTCCTTCTCCACCGCTTTCAGTTGATTTTGTTCTTGTTTTTTCGCTAATGCCACAGCATTTTTTTCCCTTTTTTTTGTAGACATATTTCTCCTTTTTTGTTCGTTTAGTTCTCTCTTTTTCGCTAAGGTAGCGTTTTTTCTAACCTGTTTTTTTCTTTCCGTCTCTGCCGCTCTTATTCCCTTTTGTTCTTGTTTTTTTCTTTCCGTCTCATTTTTTCTAGCCTTTTTTTTTCTTTCCGTCTCTGCCGCTCTTATTCCCTTTTGTTCTTGTTTTTTTCTTTCCGTCTGTTCCGCTCTTAGTTGTTTTCTAGCCAGTAAAGTAGCACTATTTACCTTGGCCCTAACAGTTTTCGCATGTTTCACAGGTTTCATAGATTGATTAACTTGACCTGAATTTCTTTCACGTATCAATCGTTCAATTTCTTCAATTTTACCCTGTATATTGGAAGATTTTTGTTTCAATTGGGCAAGTTTTACGTTTAATGTGATTCTCTTTGGACGCTCCATATATTAATAATAGATATTTTTAACAGTTAACATCTCGTATATAAGAGCGAGAAGGAATTCCACCATGAACCCATCCAGCCGAAGCAATTTCAGGTATCAAGTTTTTAGGATTTTGGACATTTTCTTTGAGAATGGGAATCATCGGAGTGTATTGTTGCGAGAAGAATTTCTCCGTAACCGTTCCACATTCTTTACCCATACGCACTTGTTCTGAATGCATTAATAGACTTTCTACATCACGAGATGGATTTCCACCGGCCATGTATGGAACAGTCAAGAAGGGGCGATTTTGAGCACGAATTTGGCAACGGTTATTTTTAAATGCGACTTGATTGCGGAGAATAGAGTCTGCGTCAATAGATGAATTGTTGTAACCGTACCCTTCTCGTGGATAGATAAGTAACTGATTCACAGCAACTGGATTTACGCCGGTGGCTTTAGGAACCAAATTGGTAGTCATGTAACGACCAGGGCCAACGGATTGTGAATAAAAAGATTGAAGCCCACATAGGTCATCGCGTGAATGTGTTAATCGGTTGATCTCCATTTTATTAAAACTAATTATTAAAATAAAAAAAAACAATATTAAAGAATTAGAAAGATATTTAGGTATGCCTCGTAAACAAAATAATCATGTACAACAAGCACCACAACAAGTACAACAAGCACCACAAGTACAACAAGCACCACAAGTACAACAACCCAGTTTAACTTCCACGATTTTACAAGGATTTAGTTTTGGGGCTGGACAGAGTTTAGCATATAATATTTTTAGATCGGATCCTAAGGAACCAGAACCAAAGGTAACAGAACCAAAAGAAAAGCCAAGAAACCTATCAGAATGTGTTAAAGACGAAGAGTGTAATAAATTATTAGAAACTTTTCTAAATAAAGAATTTACAAAATGTATGAAAGAAAATACATTTGATGATTGTAAACATTTTATATAATAAAATATAGTAAAATGTATAATTTTATTCATTAAAAATCTCTGAGTCATATTCAAGACGCATGCTGTTTCAAAATAAAAACCTTACTATAATTTGTAATATTCAAATCAAAAGCATCAAATAATTCAAAAGGTTTTGAGCACCCATTGGTTCCTTCTCTGTTATATCCCCAACGTCCTGTTGATAATATTTGTTTAATAGGAACTAATAAGTATTCTTTAAAATTCTTAAACTTTTCTATCAATCTATCTTTGGACTCTAATGTTAATTCTTCCAACAATTCAAGATATGTATTATTTAACCAATCATTATCATCTTCAATAAATCCATCTTGTAACATGTCATTTATTTCTTCTACATTCGTTTCATTCACTTGTGATAAAAGATCGCACAGTAAAATCTTGATACCAACCGATGATTCTACTGATTCACAACGCCCCATCATTTTATACCATAAATTCCCTTTAAGATGCCTGATTTAACCAAGGAACTTGTCCGCCATCGGTTCCCGCTAGACATGCTTCACGTCCACCTTCTTTACATGTTTTACCAGGAATTCGGTATAACCAATTCGCAAACGCACCTTGATCATTTGGAACAGTTGTAGAAGGTTGTGTAATAAACTGACGCTGATTCTGATTTTTACCAAAAACATCGGTTGGATCCGAAAACCACTGAACGCGGAAATAATCGTCTATTGTTTGTTTAACGGTCATATTATTGACGGGAGCCGCTTCGGGTCGATTAGGATTATATTTGAATTCATCCAAAAGCACATTCATAAAAAGATTGCGTGAAGTGGGAGGGGTATAATCTGGAAGCATCTGACCCGAATAGGGAAAAGCATCCACTTCCACGTATGGCTGTACACCTTTATCTGTAAAGCCCTCTGTAAAACCAGGTGCGACATATCCAGGAACAGTTACCACTTTTTCTTTAGGAACAGGTGTAGTAAATATTATTATAAGTGCTGTAATAATACCAAATAATAGGGTGGCTCCAAAAGCAGGTAAACCACCTAGTACACTAGCAATCATCCCAACAAACAATGATAATAACATAATCCGGACAGCAAAATTATAGGGCGAATGAGAGCATTCTGGTTTATATTGTAGACTGAATTTATCAAAAATAACGGGTATATGTCTCCAAAAAGGGGGCTCGCATTTGCTCATTCTAAATCGTATTTATTTTTTCTTATTTTTAGGTTTCTTTTCATTTCTAAGAAGTTCCTTCATCATAGCATCCGCTTTAACATTAGCAGCAGTCATATCTTGCGTATTAGCAGCCTTTTTAGCCTCTCTTTGAGCGACCTTCTTTTTCAGACGCTCTTTCACAATAGACATGCGAGCCGTTCCTTCTTTGCCAGCCTGTCTGGCCAAATCCATATCTTCAAAACCAAATGTTTTTTTAATCCCATCCATCATATTTACAAAACTAGAATTATCCGAAAATTCCTTCATTAATTCTTCGGCTTCACGCGCAATTTCCTGTGGTTTAATGGAGCCAGATTGAATCTTTTCTTGGAGCCTTTTACCGATTTTTTGAATCGTTTTTTGAATAATATCAGGGTTACTGCTAAAAACTTTAAACAAAGTGTCAATGGCCCGGGATGGGGTTTTCTCACACTCCTCCATCATTTCTTTACTAATTCCTAAATCTTCGGGCTTGATATCTTTTACGATCTCTTGTGCCAATTTAGCCATATGGCCTTTTAGGAATTTTTCAGGAATTTTTGGGAATCCGTTCTCAAATAACTTTTCAAATCCTTTTGTTCCGCTCGTTTCACCACCTGTTTCACCAGGTTTAAAGAATGTCATAAATTTTTTAATTACGTTTTCAAAATCGACTCCTTCCAATTTTTTCTTCAATTCATTTAATGCTTCATTCATTGCGTTTTCATTCGCAAATTCAGGCTCTGAAAACCCATTTTCCATAAAACACAGCATAGATAGAATTTTTACATATTCCAAAAT